CGCCGTATCCCGACGCCGCCATATCTGAACGAATGTCGTCCTTGGAGAGATACGGGAACATGCGCTCGGGCGCGTACTTCATGAGTTCGCGCGAGCCATTGACCTCGGACACCCCCCACGTGGCCTTAAGATCATTAATGGCAAGCTGCTGCGCCTGTTTGAGATTGCCGTCCGTGTGATAGAAGTATTGCTTTGTGAGTTCGGAAAATTCAGCGGCCATCGGGGTGGGCGGCACCGGCACTGTGTTGCTGAGGTGCAGCCCCGGCGCCTTGTAGTGCTCATCATCCGCTAGCCCGTTGCGAATGGCGTTGCTGTCAATCGTCATCCACTTCTGCCCGGGCGAGCGCTGCGAGTTCCAGGCATCGTCCAGAAACTTCTTGTCGGTGGCGCTCCTCGCGGTAGCTTCGCGCGTAAGATTGACTGCGCCCTCAGGAGACGCGCCGGCAGTGACAGCGCTATTGATGCTCTCAGCCATCGCGCGGGTCTGCTCGTCCGTGGCTTCCATGTACGCACGAGGGTTGGCACGCTGCAGGCTCGCCAGTAACTGCGCACCCTTGGCCGCAGTATCTGGATCTGCGCCCACGATGCTGGCGCGCCCGAACGAGACAGCGCTCTCAGGAACCACGCCCACTCGGGAAGTGATGGCGACCGCCGCATTGTTGTATGCGTCAGACCCCGCAGGCGACCCCATCGTCGTGAACGCGAGATAGGAATTAACGGCCTTCTTGGCCTCCGCACTCTTACCGTCCATGGGCGTGGATGACTCAACGTGATCGCGTACGTAATCGAGCGACAGTTCTTCCTGATCGCCTTTCTTCTGAGCGCGCAGGATCTGATCGCGCATCGTCAGGCGCTGATCGTCGGTGAGGGCGCCTTTGCGCCACAGTGACTCAACCGTCCCCAGGGCGCCTGGAGTGACGGTTCCAGAAGCGATAGAGCCATCCAGCGCAGTCAATGCGCGGCGGTTAGCGGGGTCTTGCCGGCGCTCATTAGCCAGCGCCGCCCTCCCCCGGTCGACCTCTTCTGTAACCTTGGCCTGCTGCTCCGGGGTGAGCCCGGACTGTTCAATCTTCGAGAGCGCATCGGCGCCCACATTCGTATCCTGCTTGTAGGCCCCGAGGATTGAATTTGCGCTGGCAGACACCTCGCCATCCTGGATGGCACGCTCGAACGTCTTAGCGTCCTGCGGGCGAAGCTCTGCGCGCACAGCATCGTAATAGGCCTTCGCCATCGGCACTTTCTGGTCGGCCAGCATGTTGCCGATGACGCCTTCATTCATCTTGACGTGAGCCTGGTACTTCGACTCATTCAACATGTCATCCGACCACCCTTGCTGATGGGCGAGACTTTCTAAAGAGGCATCGATGTGATCGCGATTGGTGGCGAGAATGTCGGGATGGTTGTAGTTAGCCGCCGCAGTCTGCTGGGCGAGTTCAACCGAGGTCTGCGCGGTTTTTATGCCGAACTGGCGGTGCTGCTCAAGTTCGTGCGTGTCCAGCTGCTCTGAGAGATGGTTCCTGACCTGTCCGGCGGCTAATGCTGCGGCTTGCCGGGCCCGTGGATCGGGCACGGCCGCCACGATATTAGCGGCCTGTTCATCGAACTTCGGCAGGTACTGACCTGAGATACCGAAGGCGTCTTTCCCCTCCTTGGTAAAAGCCCCGGTACTCGGATCGTGCGTCAGTCCGAGCGACAGCGCCTGTAGTTGGTTATGGGCGTCCGTGAGCTGTGATTGACGCGCCTGATCCATGGCAGCGTTGACGTGCTGCTGCACCTCGGTGCCTGCGTACTCAACCGCCCGTCCCACTTCGCCACCAAAGGCGCCTGACGGGACTTCCTCAGGGACGTGCGGATAGGCACGTCCCGGCAGTGCATCCGGCTGGATCTGCGGGCTATAGGTCAGATCGACCACTAGCTACCCTGATTCCACTGGCCGTAGGCGCGCGAGCCAGACGTGATGAGAGATCCAAGGCCCTGCATAATCCCGGCCTTCTGGTCCCAACCAGCTTTGGCCAAGTCGCCCGCCTGATCAACCTGGAAACCCCAGGCCTTACGCGCAGCGTTCGTCTGGATACGCGCGATGTCCTGTGCGCCGATTTCTGAAGTGGTCGACAGCGATCGCAGAGCCGACCCCGACATCGTGACGTTCGCCCCACCCACCTGAGCGGCCTGCTTGCCGAGGGTGGCGTTTAGGTGCTGACGATAGACGTCGGCCTGTTCCGCCCCTGCCTGAACGGTGCTCTGGGCCTGCATGCCAGAAACCTGCGCCGCCGTGCGTGCAAGAGCCGCATTGGAGTTGCCCTGCGCCATCGATGCGCCGAACTGCATCCCGCCGCCGAGCATGGAAAGGTACGGTGCCCAGTCGGTATAGCCTGCTGAATTTTCCATTAGCCGGCCTCTCCTACATCGACGGTGGCGACCCAGCCGAGCACGCGAAGGGGGGCTGGGTCAGACATCTGGATGCATACCGTCGCGTCATCGTCAGGCTCAGTCTGCAGCGGCACATGGATGACACCGGTATAGGCCGACACCGGCTGGTTATACAGTTCGTACTGCCGCTGAACGGACGGCACGAGGTGCTCAAAGTCAGGGCCTGCATAGAACGGATAGCTCTGATCCACCACCACAGAAAGCGTCGGCGTTTGCTTCGTGTGATTGCGAATGGGTTTCTGGTTCTGGACGTTGAAGTTCAGCGACTGAAGCTGCGACACGTAGGGCAATCCTGCATGCACTACGCCGCCGGGATTGGTGAGCGTGATGCTGCCGCCTGCGGATACCACTTGTTGCGCGAGCACGCTGCCATCGGCAAAAATGCTCGCCAACTGACCTGCGATGTTCGCAAGTCCAGTGAAGTAGACCTTGGCAAAGGTCCACGCTGTGAGCGCTACGCTTTGATAGGCGACAGGCACCGGGTCCAGGAACGTCACTTGAGCCTGGTCACCGTTCAATATCTGTGTAATTTGCAGACGGCACACGAGCGTCCCGTCGTTCGTGAACCAGATGGCGTTACCGACGTCAGTTGGCTGGAAGCCCGTAAAGGCGTTGCTCATCGTGAGCGTGCCGACATCCTGCGCAAGCCACGTCGTCCCGCCCGTGACGGTCGCTGTGGTATTGGTCGTATTGCGACCGTCGTAGGTGAGGCCTGAATCCACAAAGAACGCATCTGAGATGTACTGATATTCCCGCACCGCAAAGCGCTCGATGTAGCGCTGGTATGTGCCATTGATAGTGCGGCCGACGATGCAGTAGACCGAAAAGGTGCCGTTCTCTGGCACCACGCACACGTCCTCGAAGTTGCCTTGCGTGGTGTAGCGTGTCCATGCCACGACTTCCTGCTCTGGCAGGTACGAGCACACACACATCACGCCATCCGAACGCACACAGTAGATGAGCCCGTAAGGCTCTGGTGCGAACGCCACACGCTGACAGGTAGTGCCCACGGGGAACATCTGACGGGCAAAGACGGTGAGTTCCTTGCCGAGAAATTTGTCGTTGTAGAACTGGTAGATGATGTCGCGCAGCTTCCGGCCACCCCACTGGACATAGATGATGGTGGTACCGGTCTGAACGGCCGGCACGTTCTGCATCCCGTAGAACTCCTGCGGGATAAGGGAAATGTCGGAGGGCGTGATGGCGCCGATGCCGCTCGAATCCGTCACACGCCAGGAAGCACTCGCGGTTCCCAGCAGAAGATTGTTCATCGGTAGAAGATTGTTAATCGGGTTCTGCTGTCGCGAGTTGATCGTTTCTGTAATGGCGTCAGAGTCCACCTGAGGGTCCGAAACGTTGAAGTTCAGGTAGTCAGACACCTGAGAGGTAAAAAGGGTCTGAGGCTGTTGAGCGGTGCCTGAAAGCACCAAGCGGTCGTTGTAATAGCAAATGTCGGACGCATACCCCTGAATCGGGGAGATGGAGCCGAACGCCCAGTACGTCGACAGACACAAGCCCGTCATGTACTGCGGAGCAGCACTGGATTGGTTGTTATAGATGTTGGTGAGCGAGCCTGTGACTTGCCTTATCACCACATTGTTCGTACCCGTAGGCGGGGCGGTATAAAACGTAATGGCGGTGCCGGTGAGATTGATGATGTAGGAACTCGGGTCCTGAAAGACCCCGCCCACCGTTACGTAGAATTGGTTAGGGTCTGAGGTCGTAATGGCGGTGAGGCCGGTGAAGAGCTTATTTGTGCCATTGCCGCTATAGGTGAAGGGCCCCACCGCGATCTGCGGGCCACCCACAACGGTCGGCGGGAAGTTTGAGTAAATGCCTTTATAGGACTGCACCACCGCGGTGACGTGCTGTGAGTCGGTGTAGCCGGTGATGAGCGCAGCCCCGGCATTCGTTGACACGAACTGCCACGACACGCCGCACACGTTCACAAAGTTTGGGACCGGCTGGCCATCCCCGTCAGGAATCGTCCCCTGCGTGTGAACTGGTTGAAACGTCCCCGTGGCCGTGTGGTCGGTAGATACCGGCGCGTAGACGCACTGATAGATTTTGTTATCGCTGCGGATGTACATGCCCACAGGACTTGAGGCAGTGGGATACGTCAGGATCTTCTGCGCTTCCCAAGGGGCAATGGAGTTCAGGAACTGTTCTTCTAGATAAAAGAGCGCTCCAACATGTGTCGGCTTGAATATCGGCGCGCTGGCGGTAAGCGTCACAGTCCCCTGGGTGTTGCTCGCATAGACGGTCGTCGTGCCATCCGTATTGATGTCCTGAAAGGGACCGAAGAGCAGTTGCGGGGCGGTGAAGGTAAACTCATTGGCCGTCACCCGCGTCAGCTGATACATCGGCTGCGTAGATACCACGACACTCAGAACGTCTGCCGACTGCGCCCAGCGAAGGCTCGGGAGGTCGGCAAAGGCGTAAGGGTTCGTGAGGTTGTACGGCACTGTCGCCTGCCCACCACTCACGTACGCAAACGACTGCACCTGTCCTAAGAAATCGACCGTAAAGCCCGTTAGTGATGCCGTAGCAACAGTCCAGGTGCCATTGGGATTGAAGGTGCCGATGTAAACGACTCCGGTAATGGTAACGACCTGCCCCGCACTGAAGGTGTTGGCTGCCGTGACATTCATCAAGTGATTGCTGGCGGTGACGTGCGTGATCGTTGCGGCGGTCGTGAAGTTCTGGATGAACGCGCCTTCAGAATAGAACTGCATTCCGCCAGCCGAGAACTCACAGACGTAGCTTTGCTGATTGTTGTAGACGAAGGGCAGGAGGTAGGAACCATTCGGCGTGTTGCTCAAACAACTGCCGATGAATTCAAGGCCCGGCCGATTGGTCGCAGCCCCTTCCGCATTGATGAAGAAATTGACCGCTGTCTGCACAGCAGAGGCGTAGAACTGGGCATCCGTGCGATCTGCCGCGAGAGGGCTTATCTCACCCTTGGCGAACGAGACTTGCGGGATTTCTACTTCCATCTACCACCGCGCGATGATAGAGGGCGAATCACGCTCAAGGTCCTGCTGGTTCGCGTTTAGGTGCTGGGCCAGTGCATTGAGCCGGGCCGATTCGTAAGCGGCCTTACAGTCTGCCACCCGCTCCCTGTCTGCCCGAAGCTGTGCTCCCGCGCGCCAGCCGATGAGGTAAGACAGCGTGTCCGAGAACATCGGGTCGAACTGCGCAGTGTTGCTCACGCACTGGATGTAGAAGAGGTAAAGCGGGTTCTGCGGGGTGGCAAGAAAATCGCACAGGATGCAAAGACCCCCGGGGTTCGCCTGACTCTCCACCACCTTGTAGGGAATCTTCGGAATGGTGAGCGTCATCCCGACCGAGGGCCACCAATAACCAAGCCAGAACTGCGGGCCGAAGCGCTGGCCGGCAAGGGTTGTGACCTGTAGCGGCTGCAGGCAGTCGTTCGGGTACTGGTAGCTGTACTGCCAGCCCGGGGCCGCGTAGCCCTGCTGGGGGCCCAAGGGGGCGGGAACGGGTTCCTGCACCAGATTGATGTTGGTGTCGCAGAAGTTCCAGGGGGCGGACTGAAGAAGCTGGTCCCGACACTTCGGGTACCAGAAGGAGGCTATCTGCGCCTGGGCCGTCTGGTCAGGCGGAGTGATCGAATTGATGGTGACACTGATGCCTAAGTGCCCCATCGCCATGTTGCAGATGTCGGTTTCGGACAGGGCGGTGATGCTTGGCACGGCTCATGGCTCAGTCATTGGGGAACTCGATCCACACGAGTCCGACTTCAATGGTGGAGCCCGTCAAAGTCGCCCCTGCCGCCACCGCGGCATATCCTTGCACTCCGACCTCAACCAATCCTCCGAGCGGGACCAGGTTGTCATCGTCCGTCGCCACCGTAATGGCACCCGTCTGAACGTGTCCGATTGGCAGGAAGAAGGTCCCCGCGTTAACGACCGTCCCAGCGGCGTAAGCCGTGCACTGAGGCGCAGGTCCCGCGGCAGCACCGCCCACGCGAAGGTTCGCTACCGCACCGATAGCCGTTATCGAGGTGGGTGCTGCGACTTGGCCAGATGCGCCCGTAATACCGATCGCAGCGGGCACCGTCGTGGCGACCGTGAGCCCGAAAGACGTTGCCAAGAGATAGGCCGTCACTCCGCGGCCTCCAGAGACCGCAGAGCCGTTCCACAAGAGGGGGCCCGTCAGGGTCGTGCCGGTATAGATCGCGGGCGTGACGCTCGCGTAGGCGCAGAAGATGTTGCCCTTGCCGCCCCCGATCTGCGTGTAGTCCCTAAACCCTGCGAGCACGGACTAAACCGCCCGTGCGATCGGATTCCGAGCGTCCGGATCGACGATGGTCCTCCAGCGAGCATTGACTACTGCAACATCGGTGCGCGGGACCGCGGTCTTCGCCCCGTCCTCGTGTACAGTGACTGTGACAGGCTCATACGGGTCATCCGACCACAGCACCGGAACGTCGACCTCGAAAATGCTGACCGGCTGGCCCATCTTGTTGTCCGGGCCGTACTGGTAACTGCCGATGACGCAGTCGGTTCTCGCGCGCACCGTCCCCTTGTAGGGGACGAACTTCGGAGGGACCCCCCGTAGTGGCGCGGTGGCTCTGGAAGCCCCCGGGCGCAGAGCCTCCAGTTCCGCCTCCGCTTCTCTCAGACGCCGCGCCATCTCAGGGTCAGGCTGAGCGGGCTTTGCGGCGAAAGCCGCCTCGAGCTTTGCGAGACGCTCTGCCAGGGCTTCATTCTGGGCCTTGGTCTCGGTGAGTTCGGCAGATAAGGTTTCACGCGAAGGTCCCGGCGGGCGCCCTCCTTTGTTCCTCAGGGCTTCTGGTTCTGTCATGTTCTTACGCTCCTACGCACCAGCTGTTGCCGCCGACATAGCGAAAGGCGATGGACGCCCCCGCTGCGAGGGAATACCCGCCGTTGGTGGCGAGTGTTCCGATCTTTCCCCCCGTTGAGGGGTAGACCTCAAGCGCATTCGCCCCGTGATTGGCAACGATGTAGTCCTCACCGAGCGATATCCCCGCAGGTCCCGGCAGCACCGTGCCAGTGGCGCTTGCGACCGTCGTAACCACCGACAGGTCCTGTCCCAGCGGAATCGCAAGGGCAGTCCCCTGCGTGCTCCCCGTCGCCGTCAGATTGCCGACAGTGTTAGGAATCCAGGGCGTCTGCCCGAGGGGGACACTGGGGAATCGGGTGACAAGAGCCATGGGTTAGAACGGCTCATAGACGGCGTGTCCGCCAATCGCGCCCGAAGTGGTTCCTGTAAAGGCTGAGAGCGACAGCTCGCCCAAGTTGGCGGTGTTGCCCACCAGGTCAATTTCCTCCCAGTCCTTGGCAAGCCAGCGGGCCGCGCCGCCGTAGGCGTTGAAGGAGAACACCAGAAGGTGCCCGCCATTACCGGCCAGGCGCTGTGGGGCGGTCGAGAAGGCGTTACCCGTAATGGGTGCTGCAGCAAGAGCTGCGGTGGCCGCCATGGCTGCAGAATCCACGGTCGAGGTCGACCCCAGAGTGACGGCTACCGTGGAATCGCGCGACAGAATGATGATCTGCGGCTGGCTCGTTGAACTTGACTGTCCGCCGAGCATGATCTCCAGCACGTTGATGCGCTGAGTACCCGAGCCTCCCTGCAGGACGAACGGGTAGGTGTTGTTGGTCATGCCTGAGGTATCACCAAATGCACTCGTGGTGATCGAGGCGAAACTGACTGTACGCTTTGACATTTTCCGTGCTCCTACTTGATCGAGTAGCCGGAAACGCCGCCGAGGTCTACGGCGTCGAGATCCCAGCCAATCCACGCCACGGCCTGACCGCCCGTCATCGTTCCGACCGTGACGAACTGAAGTCCGATCCACTCTAGCCACGACACCGAGCGCGGGAGAGCGGCGGTCTGACGCACGAACTTGCCGTAGCCGGTGGGGCCTGTGAGGTTCGCGATCACTACCGCCGTGAAGTCGTACATCGTTGTGGGCGAGGACAGAGACGAGGATGCCGAAGTAATGAGCTGTGCATCCACGCTGGTGCCGCCCAAGGGGGCCTGAATCCAGTCAATGCACAGCCACAAGCGCTCCCCACCGCCCATGTCGCGATAAGTGTTCGCACCCGCTGACAACAGCGTGTCGCTTGGGGTGTTTTCAGAGAGGTAAGCCGCCAAAGGCGCCGTGTCGATGGAGTTCGGAGCGATATAGGTCCCGGCAGCTCCCACGATGGACACGTAGTTCTGCGTTGAAATGTCGCTAAAGGAGAACTGAACGTCGCGCATGGTCATGGTGGTTCTCCTTAGGAAACCGTGGCTTCGGTGTTGAGGATCTGGTCGACCTTGCGAAGCGGAATTCCCAGGAACTTGTATTCGATCTGGGTCAGACCCTCCTCTACGCTCAAGGCGGCGTTGGATTTCGCCAGCGCCTGAATCTTCAGGATGCTGAACATGGTGCGGT